CGTCGCTCTCTATATAATTTAATGCTTGTTGGTATACCGGAATTGGATAATATTCTGCTTCAGGATTGTATTGCTTATAAACATAAATTTGTGAACTATCTGGTTTAGAAGGATTAAAAACAGGGTATTCCCTCATTTTTTCCTTATTATCATGCCAATCTTTTTTAACGTAAACCTTTGCTCCGCATACACTAATTCTGCAATTTTTAAAAGGTATGTGAAATATGCTCGCAATTTTACCTAATGCATTATAAACAACTTGTAAATAATATCCTCCATGTATTTCATCATCCAGGATAGCTTTTTCTGCAATCTCGTTCCATGTTTCCCCCTGCTCATTAGCTTTGATTTTACCCGCATCATCTGCAAATCCTTTACCTAATATATATCCATCTTTTCCCCTTACTAGAGCACCATGCTTTGGGCTCTCATTATATAGGCTGATAATGTACTCAGGATAATTATTAAGCAAACCAAACTCAACGTAGCCTTTTGTCCTATTTTCTGTAAATTTAGGCTGCTGTGCTTGATCAAATTTTAACTCTATAAATTTATACTTGCTCATTGGAAAGTTTTAAAGGTATTATCTTGGCCATCAAAAACAGAATCAGCGGCACTTGCTACATCATATAATTGTAGGTATCCCTCCTCCACCATATTTAAGCCTGTTTGGTTAATATTACTGCTACTAGCTTGTTCGTAAATTTGATAAGACCATAAGCCAGCATCCTCATTTGCAAAATAAGTATTTGTAACGATACTTGACTGATCAAAACGCTTTGTAGAACTTGTATTAGTCGCTACAAATTTTACGATGTTTTCCGTAACATTATTTGTGCAAACAAATAAAAAAAAAGGGTTGACCAATACCGCTAACTCGGTTCCGGTGTAGATAATTTGCTCAGTCTGTCCTTTGGTTAATGTTAGCATAATTAAAAAACCCCGACTTGCATCGGTCGGGGTTCATTTTTATTTAAAGTTAAATTCTTTTAAGTTCCTGGTGTTTCCAATGCTGCTGCAACTGCTCCAGAAACTACCAAAAAGTCCTCACGTTCAACGCTTGTAAAGGTAAGTAAATATCCATTACGATCCCCGGCCGCTGTTCCTGATCCACCTTCGCTTGTATCTAGCAATAAGCCAAACTCTTTACCAAACATTCTGTAACTGCCATCCATCTCTTTTGTAACAAATGTCAATCTGTTCTTAGCTAAAGTGGTAACAAGGTTACGAGTGTTTGCATCTCTTTTATTCAAAGGTAATACAACCTGATGAGTAAAAAAGAAAGTTCCATTCTCTTGTGAACCAGTACCGCTATTGCCAGTATTAGCAGTAGCACGTGGTACTTCTATTTTCCAAAATCTTTTACCGGTTGCTTTTGTCATACCGGTAACGGTTCCGCTTGCTTCAATTACGCGGCTATTGCCTGATGCGTCATATAACGCGCTGTTTTCAATTACATAAATGATTTCAACGCCACCAACACTGTCGCGGCAATCAATAGCGTAACCTGAATTTAATACACAAGGCATAATGTTTATTTTTAAAAAGGGCGGCTATTATACCGCCCTTCTTGTTTATGAATTTATTTAGGAGATTGTACCTAAAAATTGTACTACCTCATTTGTAAATGCTACGTTAACTCCAAGTTTCCATTTAGCTACGTACTTTACAATTTGCTGATCATCGCTGTACCACATTTTGTAGTTGTTCTCTTCGTTTTCAATATCAACACCCATTACAATGTTAGACAAGCGAGTTGCAAAGATATCGCCTGTTCCATCCAAGCCATGTACGGCTTCTAATTTGATTCCAGTACCAGGGATAGTCAAACCACCATAGTTGCTGTTATCATTGTAATTGTAATGGAATAGGTTAGCCGCAACTCCAGCATCAACGTAAAGATCATAAACATCATATCCTACCATTACAACAACATCAGTCATGCCTTTCAAAGCAGCTGGAATCTTGTTCTTTACATTCTGGATGATGCTGATCACATTTGCAGAAGTAATTGCCGGTGTACCAGACAAAGCACCTGTGTTAGCACTAACTGGTGAACCTGCAGCAATCTGCTTGATCAAGCCATTGAATTTATTTAGGTTAGCATTAACGCTACCTGTATCTCCTTGCCAAAGCGCAGTTTCGTTTTGTGCTGCAATCTTCATGTTCTTACGCTCAAGGTAAGCCGCTTGGAATTGTGCGTTTGTAAAATCTTCGTAAGTGCTTCCCGCTCTCAACGCTTGTTGAGTAAAGAATGCTTCTAGGTCGTTGATACAAAGGTTTTCATTTACTTTAATCTTACCAACTACAACCTCACGCTGAGTGATTGATGTTGTACCTGATGCATCAAATGCACAAGATTGAGTTTGAAAAACTGCATCGGTATCAAATAAAGGAATCTTTGCAGAACTTTTTACCTCACGCAAAACGATGCCATCCTGGAGGATTAATTGTTGAGTCTTTGCTCCGAAAACTGCAGACATTAATAGAGGCTCTATTTGCTCTCTTGTATATGCTGTAAGTGTACTTAATGAGAATGCCATCTTATTTTGATTTTTTTGTAAAAAATACTTTTGTCATGTTTTCCAAAACTTCTTTTGGTTCTACTTTTGTGAATTTAGCTGCACCACTGCTAGCCGCTGTATCAGCACCTGATTGAGGTTGTTCAACTAAAAGCTGAGTTAATCCTAATAATCCCTCAATCACTGTATTTGCTTTATTTAATTTAGCCTCATACTCAGCAAATTTTCCTTCGTATGCACTGAATTTAGCTTCGTATGCGCTGAATTTTTCTGTAGTGCTTTGCTCAATCTTTGCAAAACGTGCTTCTATCTCTTCGCTAGGATCTATTTCATCAACCGGAGATTCAGCCGGTACAATACTTTCAATGATACCATTGTCAACTAATACAATTTTTGTACCGTCAACTAAAATATGTTCTCCTACCGGGGCTGGCTCTAGTCCAATCATTACCATTCCACCAACTTCTAACTTGTCAACGGTAACAACAGTACCATCTTGTAAAGTGGTAGTGGTTAATTCGGCTTTGATTTCTCCAGAAGGTGCTGGATCTTCCATCAATGCTAGTTTCAATTTTTGTAGAATTTCTTTTGCACTCATAACGTATAGTGTGTTTATTTTGTGATAGGTAGGTTTAGTAAGGAAATAACTTTGTTAAGGATCATTTCGGCAGACATTTTAGGCTTTTCGTAATCAAAAAATCCCTCTACGCTAAAACCTTTTAATTTATTATCCTTTACTGCTTGCCATGCTTCATCATTTTCCACATACATACTGCCAAACCAGCTGCCATCTGCTACATCCTCATATCCTTTCATTGGCATTATTCCACGTTCAGAATCGGTAATAAATGATTCAAACAAAACTATGCTTTCAAGCTTTAATTCATCATTATGCATTACGTTTACATTCTTTTGGTATCCACGCTTTGCATATTTTATGGCAATTTTTTGGATTGTTTCCTTTGAGAATTTAACGTAATGGTTACCCATTTCATCGTTAGTCCTGAAGATTAATTTGTCCGCTAACATTAAAGGTCCGCTAATAATTCTCCTTTCCTCGTTCTCGATTTTATATACTTGTTTTTGATTAAAGGCAACAAAATCCCTTTCAGTCGCGGGTAGATCTACAAGCGAAATGTAATCCACTTCGCTACTTTCATCTTTAATCATCAACTCATAAACCGGAATATCCATAATGTATAGTGTGTTTTATCCTAGATAGGTAGGTTTAATTAATCCTAGCTTGTCTGTTAAGCCTCCTTATTTTTTCCTGATTCCCTGTAATATCTGATTCAACAACAAATGCTCTTGCAGATGCACTACCTATTTGATTGATTTGTCCCTGATCTAATCTTGTACTTTCGGCTTGTGGTGCAACTGGTGGAGTAATGGTTGTAGGAACTGATACCCCGGCAGCACCAGCACCGCTAGACTTTCCAGGAACTTTTGTTTTTATAATATTACGAACAGCAGCCAAACCAGCCAAACCTGTGGCAACGGCTTGTACAATAGCATAACCAGGGATTGGTGGCGCTCCAGGTTTAGAAAATACAGCTAACTGTCCGGCTATTGCACTGTATGTATTTATTAAAGATGCTGCTATTGCTAAACCTTTACCGGCTGCAGTTTCCCTACCAGCAATATCAGAAAGTGCGGTTAATGCATTTGCCGATGCCTCTGCAAATTTTAACTTTGCTTGTAGTTCTGATTCCTGTACGGCAATCCTTTCATCGGTCAATCCTTTTACCTTTTGATTGTATTCCGTTTCAGATATTAATTTTGCATCAAAAGCCGCTTGTACAAGTACTTGTTCTTGGTTGAGTGAATTAATCCTTTCTTGAAAACTAAGATTTATTTTAGCCTGTTCCCTGTCGAGTAATTCTGTTTCTCTTTTAAAATTTGCTACGGCTATTTGATTATCCAATGCCTGGATAGATAATTCAATTTGTTGCTTTTTTTCTGCATAAGCAATATTAGCATCAACTCGCGCTTGGGTCCCTGCTTTTGTATTATTTATGTTATCTTGTAATCTTTTTAATTCTATTTCTGCCTCCTCAGCTGCAATTTTTTTGGTTAAGTTTAATTTTTCGATTTCCTCCTTTATTAATTCTGCATTTGCTTTTTTCCTATCAATAAGCAATTTATTTTCACTGGCTGCAATGGATTGATCCAAAGCTAATTTCTCTTTTGTTAGTGCCGTTGCATTAACTAATTGCTCCGATCTTAAACCTGCAATTTGAGCCTCAACGGCTGCAACCTCATTTTGTGCTGTAATAACAGCAGCCTGTAAATCCGTACTTGTTTTGTTTTGTGCAAGTTCCGCTTGAGCTGCTGCTACTCTTTGCATTGCAAGAGCCTTTTGTGCTTTTTCTTGCTCATTTAAAACATTTTTTAATTTATCATTTGCAGCAATTCTTTCATCAATGCTTTTAAATTCATCATCCCTGACTTGTCTTAATTGTTCTGCTTGTCGATCGTATTTTTCAACTAATCCTTGCAACTGAGCCTCTGCAATCTTAGCACTATTTTGTAAAGCTATTGTGGCTTTTGATTGCTCATAAATTGCGGTTACGTTAATTTTTTTGGCCTTATTAACCACCCCGCTCACTACATCAACAACAGATGAAGCGGCTTCGCCAAAATTGTTAAAAATATCTTTACCGGCTTGTATTGCATTTTCTCCTGTTTCTGCTAAACTTTTCTTTGCATCATCTATATTTTTTGTTAAGTTTTTTATAGTTTCCTGATCCCCATCCCCAAAAGGCGACTCCTCAAACGCTAAAGCGACCTCATTAATAATTAATTTTATACCTTGAAACGCAACCTTTAATGGGGTAATGGCAAGAGTTAATAGTCCGCTTATAACTTTGCCGAGTGCCTGGAATCCATTAGAACTTTTGCCCACCTCTGATGTAACATCAACGACTATGTCAATTAGGGTACTTATAACGGTTGATATTGTAGAAAATACTGCTCCTACACTATCTGCAACCTTTTGATTTTTGCTTAGTACTTCTCTGAAAAAATTAAAGGCTGCAGAAATTACTGAAATAATCCCTAAAGATTTTAAGGCATTTCCTATTGAACCAAATGCCGTAGCGGTTCCTTTTGCACTTTTAGTACTTTTTTCAGCGCTTTGACCTAATCCAGTAATGTCTTTTTTTAAATCCCCTACCTTTTTAGTCGCATCTCCCGTTTCTGCTTTTACCTCTAAGGCGACTGTTGATTTTTGCTCTGCCATTTTAGTATATTGTATTTATTACTCGTAAAAGTTCACATTTGGTTAACTCATTCGCGCCTGCATCATAGTCCATTACCTTTGATAATCTATATAGTCCTCCATCAATATATTTAAATGAGGAAAAGTCCAAATTGAAAATATCTTGCTCATTTAATTTAAAGAATGCTGTTAGCAATCGGCTATCTTTATCGGTGATCTCAGCCATGTATGATGAATAGTAAAGATTGAATTGGTTTACATTAATTGCTCCAGATACCAGGACAAAAAACAACTCAATAGGCACACCAAAGTTTATATCGTTGCTTGGTGCATCAGGATCATCAAAATGTCCTGCATAGCAATAATCAGTATCGGTATGTAAATTACCACCTCCTCCAGCAGTTTGAATGTGCCAGGTATCAACTCCGGTAATCTTTTTGCATTGCAGAATCCTTATTACGCTGTCAACGTTTTCCTCTACGTTATTATTTCTTTTAAATATTGTACTATAAACTTTATCTTCTCCTGTATAACCAACTAACACCGTGCTGGCAAATATGATCTCAACAGATTCCGTATCTTTTGCAAATTCTAGTCCATTATCAAAGATTCTATCTCCGTAGCCATCATTATATCTTTTTCGATATTGTTCCAGAAAAAAATCGCTATCATCTTTGAATTTAAAATTGTAATACCGAGCATTGATCTCGCTCATTGGCTTAATGCTTATTTGCTTTGCCCGATCCATTTTCGCACTCCAGTCTTCAATCTCTCCAGTATAAAAATCGGTATACGGTTTTACAATAAGTCTTTTTTCAATGAATTTGTCTTCCGTAACATAAAGGTTAAACAACTTTAAAAGTGAGATGAAAAAATCACGCTGAAATATGTTTTTGGGTATTGTATCATTAATAACTAATGCATCGTTTATTGCTACATCAACGGGTACATTGCTATCAGTAAAAAAAGATACTTGCCCTGTATTTATTGTGACAGGTGGATCACTTCTATCTGGTGCTGTATTAGTGAATCTAAAACTGATTGCATCATTTGTAACAATTAATAACTCAAACTCTCCAATCAATTCAAATGGCCCTACAAAGTTTTCCTCATAAACGGTTGCTCCATTTTTTAATATGTAAAAAGTACCGCTTGTGGAATCCCCGATAAATGAGTAGACCATTTTAAGGTTAATGAAAGCCGCTCCGGTGTAAGTAAATATACTATTTGAAGCGCTTGGAACTAACCCCGAACCCGTAACCGTTGTAAAGTTGTAAAGACTTGAACCTGTAATTACTTGGTCAGTTGTTCTGGTCGCTACAGGAAAGCTGCTTGTATTCTTTGTTAAGGTTTTTCTGTTGTGCGGAACAATTAAAGATTTAAACCGTTCTGTTTCCTTTAATGGAAAATCTAAGGTATAACCCGAATTGGTAACGATTTTCTCTAGGTATTCCTTTACAAATAAAGCAGGCCTAAATGTACCATACTTCCAGTTTTTTTTATTGGTGCTATAATTACCATAATCAATATGCGGGTAAACATATCCGCTGCCAGCCTGTGCATTGTCCCATGATGCAACAATATTGGCAATGCTGTATGTGTGGTTATAATTACTAAAGTCTAGATCTTCAAGCCTACTATTGCCTAATTTAGCAATAAATCCTCCTAACTCTCCAAAAACAGCTGTCTCGTATTCTATATTATCTCCATCATATAAAATTTCTGTAAGCCTAAATATTCCTTTTACAATTTGTAAACCGTTTACCTCAATACGACATGCAGCAGATTTCGATGCATTAAAATTATAGGCTATGTTTGGCGCTGTATCTGAGGTAAAATTGCTATTATTAAATTCAAATATATTACCTAAAAGCGCATTGTTTCTTGTTGTTCCAGGGATAACAATTGTTTTGCTAAAACTAGTAGATTTACTATCTAAATTTTGTAGATCATCAACGGCATAAGTTATCTGTTGACTAAGTGCCTGGGTTAAATCTAGTTCGCTATTTTCTATAAAAATTCTTGTCATATTACTAACCAATTACCGTTATCATTCATTCCTACAATTTCAAAACATTTTAATCTGCCTCCTTCACTTACTACGATAAACATAGTACCAGTATGATCTACAATAAAGCCCATTTCTATCATCTTAGCTGCCTTTGCCTTGTTTGGTTTATATCAATATCCACCTCAAACGGCCTAAGCCTATTGTTGATGTATTTACTATATTCAAAGCTGCTATTTTTTAAAGTTACCGGATAATAATATCCATCTTGCTCCATATATACTTGTGGGCTTGTAATTAACTCAGATAGCCAAATAAATTCTGCATCTGTTGGAGCATCCATTGTTAATCGTAATGAAAGCACCTCTCTGTTTTCATAATTTGTCTTTGTTTCATGGTAAACATTATTGGAATCATAATAAGTTACCGATGTAGGCTGCTGTCTGAAATCTCTTTGAGTAAAAGATTTACGCTCAACATCCGATGTTAAACGGCTAAGCAGATCAAATGATGCTGTGTCATACATTCCCCACTTATTAAGGAAATATAAATTAGTAGGGCTGTATTTAGGATTACATGAGATAATTACCCGGAACTTATCAAAACTATTAAAATATACATCATAATATTTTACATCATCAGTAATTATAGATCCTAGCCTTGCATTAATAGCTGCCGTTCCTATATCAAGTTGTACATATCCATTATTAGCAAACGTGCTACCATCGGTGGTGGTTGCAATTAAGGCATTACTTTGGTTATAGGTATCAACTTTAAGGGTTAATGTTGCATTTGTTTTAAAAGGGATAAACAGCTTTGCACCTGTATTAATTTTTGCTCCAGAAGGCCTATTGGTATAAAACTTATTTAATTTACTGGTACTATCAAATGTTTTGCGTTTAAATGCTGGAGGCGACCAATTATAAGCGGTTACATTACCTGATGCAAGATTGCTAGTTGTAATACCGCTTACATCCTCTCCTATTCTAATTTGATACAATTGGCTGATTTCTCCAGAAGCAGAAGGTTGGCATAAATAAACATCATCGGTAGGATTCTCAGGGATAAACCAGGAATAGGTAAACCCATTACGAACAATTGGTCCAGCATCAAAATAACCATTTAAAGTTGCAGGATCAGGGAACTGCTTTACACGCACTTGTTGCACACCGCCTACGAATATATCAAACACATATTTAAAATCAAGCCCTGCCACGTTTGTGCTACTTGCAACATGCCACAAAGAATCTTGTACTGAAGGCTCACCTGAAGGAGCCGATAAAATTGTAATAGCCATTATTAACTTTTGTTTAATCTATTAATAGTTAAAACTATATCCCTACCTACGGCTTGGACTGCAGTTACAGCAAAATCCTTAAACACCTTATTAAAGGCATCATCAAAATAATTAGTCTTTTTTATACCATACGCTTTAATTAAATAGATCATGGTATTTGCTTGACTTTCTATAGCACTAACTCCTTTCCTTTCTAATCCAATTCCAACCGCTACATCATTTCTTACATTTTTTATTTTAGATCTATTATCTCGTATATATCTTATAATTGAAGCACGACCAGATCTGCTCATGCCAAAATTTTTGTATTGGTATGGGCTACCTGGCGCATTTGCAGCACTTAATACACCTTTTACACCTTTGTTTGTGTAATCAAAGTAATTAAGCATTCTTATTTGAAAACCGCTGCCATCTTTGAAAATTTCAGGTATAATACTATTTGCAAGATCTCCGGATGCTGTGATCTTTCTTTCTTTTAAATTATCTTCTAGTTCTAGCTGAAATTCAGAAGCATATTGCACAAGTATTTTTTCTAGTACCGTTAATTTTACTGGCACATTTGAGCGCTCCTCTCCTCCAAAATTACCGCCCTCAGCTAACGCTTCAGCTTGTGCTTTTCCTATATTGATGCTCATCGAATGCCCTTTTTGTTTTAATATAATTTAAATCATTGAGAAACTGCAACACCGGTAAATCCATTGCATCATCTACGCTAATTGCTTCAAATTCTGAAACAACTTTGGCATTGTAAATCCATCCAAAGTTTAAGGTAAACCCTGTAGGATCTTTTATGCTATCCTCTCCTTCATTATCAATGTCATTGCCTCCATTAAAAAGGGATGCAAATACTTCATTTATTTCCTGGAAACTCTCCAAAAAAAAAACCGCTGCATGATAAGCAACTGCAAAATCCATTTTTTTCATATCATTGGCAATGTGTTCATGCTGCCATGCTTTTGGTTTAACTGCTCTAAAGTATTTAATAGGGGTAACCATTGATGCCAATATCAAATGAAGGTTACCAATAATATTGTTAGAATAAGTGGCAACTTCAATATACCTACCCGCATTGTTTGGCGGTCGCTTTAAATCATAATTAAATCTGTACATTTTCCTACCTATCATAAAATATTTGCGAGGTTTTCCATTCTGTAAATCATATCCTTTTACCTGGAACGCTTTTTGAACTTTTGCACATATCTTGTTGAACTTTTCAACGTGCATACTATTAATTTGTTCATCGGTTAAATTAGCTAGTGATTTTACATACATCCTTGCTTTATCCTCCTCCGGTAAATCTAATTCGAAAATTTTAGTTAACTTTTGAAATTGCTCAACTGTCATATTGTATAGTGTGTTTTTATAGTATTCGGTAATGGCCAAAATGTTTGTTATCATTTTTACATTTAGCTGCTAATGCTAACGCATTTACGCAATCATCATGAAATCCTACCGGGGCAGTGTATCTAACTCCTGTGGAGGTATACTTGTACTCAAATAATTCTAGTTCATCTTTGATAGTTCCCTCAGGATAAAATATTTCTCTTTTATGGAGGGCAGCTACTAATCCCTCCATAAGTTGCTGCTTACTGCTGGATGTATATTTAAATCCTATCATACGTTGAAAGGATTTTTGTATGTCCTCAACTATGGCATCGCCCACACCGGTGGAATCAATCATAACTGGTTTGCTACGATCAATAGTTAAAATAAATTCTTTGGTATGTTTCCAATCCTTTTGGAATCTTTGATAATAACAGCATTGCCCATTTATATCTAGTCCAATAATTACAGTCCAGTCAAACGACTTAGCAAGGTCAATTCCATAATATTGGGCAGGGAGTTTACTTAATGGCGCAACACATGCCCTGATGTTCTCAGATCCAAAAGGATTAGCTGCGTTCTCCATCGGATTGGCCATGTACTCTTGCTCAAAAACAGCATTTGGTAATCCTGCCCTTGCACTATCAATCTCTGCCGGATCTATATGAGGATTGTCATAGGTTGTGTATTTAAATGATTCCCATCCATGCTCTCCATTACGAAGATATAAGCTGTAAAAGAAATTACGGCCTTTTGGGGTACTCAGGAATATAGCCTTTCCTTTATAATCGGTAAGGGTAGGTCTGATAGCATTGTTCCATCCATCCTCCAGATTAGCAATGTAACTTGCTTCATCTATAATAGCTA